TAGGCCGGGGTGTTTGTCCGGCTCAACAAGTTTTCTCTGATAAGCTTTGGGCTAAAACCCAATACGCTCCAATCTTCACTGAAGGATACGGGTAACAAAGAAAATTTACAACATCGAAGTTAGTTGACAGATACGGGTATAAAATATCCGATCATAGGGGACCACACTGGCACACCCTTAGTATCGGACAAAATTGTACAAGGGCGGTTTACCGCCATGTGGAAGGTTTGTTGTGAACCTTTTGGTAATTCACACGATAGCTCAAAGGCTAAACCACGCCTCCCTTACGAGACGTATGAAAGAACAACTGGCATAACACCATTCCAGACAGAGAGATTGAAATCCTCTCCCGCTGCTCTGTATACGGTGATACCAGATGTGGTATAGTCAATAGTTTGGGAACAATTGACGTTTACCAGTTGGTTCGTGCCTCCAATGTCAGCTGTTGCTGGCGTAGGGTATACTGTTGTGGAACCAGGAATCCTGTTCATAACTGCACGAGCTCCAAAAGGTTGATAACAAGGAACTTCTACAAGCGCAACTCCCTCAATAGGCATAACAGCAATTGCATGCATATTTCCGCACGAAGAATCTCGCGTAGAATAAGATGCAACTGCATCAACACCTGTCTGGGAAGAGTTCTGTATGCTCACATCATACAACCTTGGAAGACTGTTGTTTGAACCAAAAGCTAGTCTCATGGTGCCAGAAGAGAAAGCATAGCAAAGACTGAACAGACTAATCAAATCAGACCTAGCATTCAATCTCTCAAGAGCCCCAGAGGTACTGGTTAATTGGTTTACAACAGGATTCGAAAATATGTCTATCTGGAATGTCTGCACAGTAGCAGAACCCACAGTGTTAAAAATGGAAAACCGTTTTAGGAGAGTTCTTAATGACTTAACCACTTCTCCTGCAGACTCAGCTTCAATGACAGGTGGAGTCTTAGTAACACCAAGATCCAACACACCAGATTGATAATAAACATAAGGTTCGTAGTAATACCCACTCGTGCTCTTGCTAACCGGTGACGAATAGGTGAGATCATGCCCACCTGATTTCTCGACCAACAAGTTAACAGAACTTGGGACAGTGGACGGTGCGATAAGTTCATTGACTACAAAAATGTAGACAGTCGCACACGCACTACCACATGGAATAAAGTTTCTTGTCTGAATGAACGGAACTTCAAATTCAAGCTCATTAGATTCCCTGATATCCCATATAATCCTCGTCAAATTATCGGTGTCACTTAAAGTTGCAGGAGGAGTTATAACTGCTCCAGCTTCAGTAGGCAAAATGGCAATCATCAACCTTCCTGAATGGAATTCAGTCTTTGGTATAATGATTTTAAACTTGCTACTTCCTCTCCAAAATGAAAACGGAAGAGACAAATAATCACAAGGTGGCCATGCAGCTCCTTTATACAACGGATAGGTGGTGGAACCTGGTCCGACGGCAAAGGAAGTAATTAATGTACCTGAAGTCTGAGTGTCATCCCAGTTTGCAGAATAAATAAAAGCTGGTTGAGATTTAATGAAATCAAAACTCATTTCATCAACACCAACTCTAGACCGTCCCGTAGTTACTGGCACCTCGTTGGATGACGACAAGGCTAATCTGTGGCCATGGAAAACACCATCTCCCTGTGCAGAAAAGGCAACACCTTGCCTAGTCATAGGATTTGGCGGCGCCATAACCATGGGTTTCGAAAACCCCCAAATTTTAGCAGAGCGTCCAACTACATCAGCAATCCATGACACAGTCTTTGTGAAAGGGGCAAGAATGGGAATCTCCCCCAGTACAGTAGCAGTTTTGCTAATTTTTGCTGCTGCTCCTGAGATTGGTCCCAGGCCTGCTTTCTTAAGTTCAATAGACCCTGCTGACTGCAAAACAACATTGCCAGTTGTTGTTATATTGGTGAATCGTGCCCACATTGTGTATTGGCACGTTGTATCACCAGATCCTGCTGCAAGAGGGTCATATGGAATCAAGTACAACTTGAACCAATCTCTATTGTAAACAGAAGTGTAATCAACAAGCGCAAAATTGCTCACAGAGGTATAAGGCACTGTGAACCTAAGACTTGTCTCTGTTGCAATATCCATGGTATAATGGGGACCAGAAGTTGCAAGAGTAAGATTCCCTACATGTGCATTTGCAATCTTTGTGGCAGCAGAACATGATCCTGCACCACCTAAATAAACAATACGCAACATGTACAAACCTTTTTGGAACCGGGTTCCGTTCCACTTGAATTCAAACTCAATGTCAGCTCTATAGGCTAACACTCCTTTCAATTTATTCAGATTGCGCGGCTTTGACACCAGGGTGGATGGAAAACTCCAACTACTCAGTGTAGACCCCGCAGTGTCTGATGTTTGAAAAGTGCCTGTAGCGATGACAGTTGGTTTCTCCAAGAAGGCGACAAGGGTATCTGTACCGTCCACATGTGTGGACTCATATATAGATGAAATCATAGAGACCGGATCAGTAGGCTGGCCTTCAACTCTTGTTTCATCAACAAAAGTGGTGTTCTGTTCTTTGGTAACATTGATTATTGGATCAGAAAAATTTGATTGTTTAGACTCAGCGAGTGGTATATTCGTCCATGCTGCAACTCATAGGCATGGGTATAGTGAGTTACTCTGGATATTGCAGGATTGCTGCGTGGCATCTTGAGTAGTAAGGCTAAATAGCCAACCACTTCATGGGCGCGAACAGTTCACAAATTTTGACTCACATTTGACTTTTGAAAACTGACAAGCAAGACCCCATCACCCATTATCGTAGGGAAACGCTGGTTAGTACAACCAAGAAAATACCAACTTTCGTATGGAAACGCCAAATTTATGTGTCGATGGAAGACATGCAACAAGAAAGTTTAAAAGAAATCAAGATTTTGCCTATCCTCATAAACACTCTTTAGCATATCAATCCTCTTCATATATTTCGGGTACCACCCATACTCTTCGTACATCTTAACGTACTTAGGAATCCAGTGGTCCCACATCTCATCACTGTGACGACACAATTCACGGGTCATGGTGTCAACATTGAGAAGAGCTTGAACAATGTTAGCTCCTCCCTTCTTTCCATCTCGAGTTGTCCACAACCCGATGTCAAGCATCGATGAAGGTTCAAGGCACATCAACCACCTCCCGAGTAAAGGCTCAAAACGAGGTCTCCTCTTGAGAAATGTGATGTTTTCGATAGACCTTAACCCATCATTGATACCATCCTTAGCGTCGTTTGTGTAAACATGGCCGAAATCTGCATAGCCATCCCTCATGACTTCTTCCGACACAAATTGTTTCCACGCAGGAGAAACCGTGATCCAGTTATCATCTCCAAGGTAATTTGCCTTGACATTCTTATTGTACTGGTCATGCCAATCTCCACTCGGGAAGTCCATTTTCTTCCACACTGAATACCTTGAATAAGATGGGTTCAAAAGTGAATTGTAGACACTTGTGTGTGGGTCGCCAGAACTGAGGCTTCCCTCCCACATGTCTATCAAATTTCCTCTTGTGTGGAATTGCATGTAGTATGATTTTGAAAAAGTTTCTGCCATACGGTAATGGGTAGGATCCATGCATCCCCACGAAACCAAAGCTGCATTGATTTCTTCTCCTATCATAACCAAAGCTTCAGGAGTCTGTCTGGCATCATTGGCACTAAGATCTCCTGCGAGATGAAGATCCTCACCTGATGCCATTGCAAGATGCTGTCTAATGACAATGTCTGCATCTACCCCAAGCATGTTGTCTCCAATAGAAATACCATTATTTAAATGGTTTTCTGCCATCCACGCCATGAAATTCCCATAGAGAATTCTAGCAACGAGGGTTCTTGAAGTTGGGCAACTAGAAATGATTCTTCCTTTCCCTTTGGCAACCTTCTCTGCTGGGAGAAGCTCACTCTTGACAATGTCGGTAAACATATCAAGAGGAACTTCACCCCTCAAGAGATGTTCAAGGTTTTTACCAACAAGGTCCATCATTTCTTGAGCGCGAGGACCGTACCTAAAAACGCCATCTTCAAAAGAGCCTAGAAGTTCTTTCTTAGAAACGGGTTTTGAGAGATTGTACGGGGCTCCAGGCGAAGTTGACAACGGAATACTCCTAAAGTAGGTGTTCTCTTGTCCAACAATCGCTTCTAGGTAGCTCATTGTCCCGCTTTTGGGGGGGTTCTGTGCAGACTCTCTCATGGCTCGAAGAGTTTCCCTCACGCAAACCCTCAACCTGTCCAAATCTTGAGGTTCAGGTTTGAACAAAGGGCAATATTTACTGCGAGCCATATCATAGACTGCAGGATCTGAAATGTCTACCGGAGCTTTGTGTGGTTGTTTTGCTGGATTTTCGCTAGGTACCAAGATGTCAGCGATGCGAGAGGAAAAATCATGTGGATTCGGGGTGGTACCAATGACCACCCTTTTCCCGTCAGAACGTGGCGGTGCTTCATACCCACTCAATCTCCTCCTCATTTCCAACATTTCGTATCTTGAAATTGCACAAAAATACGTGGCTCCCATTCCTTCTTCTCCAGACTGTAAAATTCCACAGATCTTTCCTTGGGCGGGACCAGCAGATGCTACAAAACACGCCGAACCACAATCACCTCCTCTTGAGTCCATCTCATGGACACTCCAAAGGAGAGATCTGTACGCGCCTTCTACGGTGCGACCAGCAATTATGGTTCCTCTACTTGTTGCAAGGCCTTTTCCAAAGATACAACTTGATAATGCGATGTATTTTCCTGAGTCCTGGGCTAGGCCTTCAAGAAACCCGTCTGGTACCCAGTGAGCTTCAATATCCTTGCACTCTGGCATTGAGGGAAGACGCATCCAAAACGTATCAAATTGCTCAAGGGAAATGCCTTTGAGAAATTCCCTTACAGGAACTTCTACAGACTTGTCTCCATTGCAACATGTCAAACACAGCTCATCAACAACACTCGAATCAGCACGCTCAACTTCAGCTTTCAGAATTTCGTATGAATGGTTATTCATAACAAAATCCCTGCTCCCCAGGGCCAACATGTTTGTGAAAACGTTGTTGTTTGCGTCTCTAACTTGCCACTGGGCATGGGCGGCAACCCTTTGACCTGTCAAGAAGACTTCACTTGACTGCCTAAGAATTTCCTTTTCTGCTAACTTTGGTCTAGTTTTGTTTAACTTCTTTAGACGCACAACAGTTCTCATGTCCAAGTAACCACTTGCTTGTGGTTTACTACTATTCTGGACTGGATCAACTGGCTTCTTTTTGCTCTTGCCAAACATCAGTGTCGCAACTTTGATGGTAGCAAGAGTTGAAGCAAGAAAGATTGCAGCTGTTGCAAGAGAACCCATAGCAAGATAAGCAACGTCTTGCAAATTCTCTCTTAACATGCTGCTGTATGCACTTGCGTGTCTTCTTAGGTCCTCGGAAATAGAGACACTAGTCAGTCTCCTTGCAGCTTGGATGTCTCTAGAGTGAACTAGACAATACCAAGTCAGGGCCTCTCCTCTACTGAGAAGAAGATCCATAGTTTGAAGGTAATTATCTGGAACTGGTAGCATGCATCTTCTGTACAAGCTGTCAACCAAAGCTTTTCCAAGACTTAAGCTAGCCCTAGTGTTTCCTGTTTTCGGAAACAACAAGTGTCCAATCATCATGGGATTTTCAACGAAACATTTTCTAAGCTCAACGAGAACATTGAAATCGGTTCCAAATTTACAGTCAGACACAGGAATTGGGCCCTCAGGAGAACTTACTAACTTGATCGAAGATGGATTAAACGCTGCATCTACTGCATCCTGATTTGTTTTCTTTCCGTCACCCCTTGCGATGAGTTTGTTAAATTCAACAAAATCTTCGTCACATAAGTTCCGTCTGAACGGAATTTCATCTTCCTTGCACATAACTCCATTTACATAGAGTTGTTTAAGGAAACCTCCGTCTTCGAATCCTTCAGGAGGAGGGACTTGGCCAAATCTGCTTTCATCAATTTGCCCTTGTGCAATCAGATTTGCAAACTTGGACTGCAACTTGATGTAGTCCCATGGCTTCTTTCCTTGTTCGAGGCGAATCTCAGTAACACGCCTCAAAATTCCGTCAACTCTCTGATGGTCTTCATCCATGAAGTTACGACCCCTCATGTAATCTTCAATGGAGGCCTTCCGCAAGATTGCCATAACAAAGGTCAACTCGTCAAAGGTGAGTAAAGGAGCACTGGTGTCTTCCTTAAATGCAAAACCAGTTTCACTGTTGCATTTACACACCTGGAAGCGCCATGACTCAACATCAATGTCTTGACCTGGCACAGGTTTTTCACCCTCTCCTCGCCACAACAATCTTACAAAAAGAAACCTTCTTGCAAAGGCCCCCTTATGATTGATAGTCGCACCCTCAACTTTTGTATTGTTAGTTGTAACAATTACAAACTCTGGAGAAAGAGAAACTTTTCCCTTCATATCAAATGCCATATCAGGTTCAAAGGGTTCGTTAGAAATCAATTGAATGAGTTCTGCCTCGTGTTGTGCTTTTGAACCTACGTCTTGCTTATCAGATCCAAAATCAGGGTAATTTATCACACAATTAGTGGGATAACACCCTTCCCAGAAGGCAGCAGCTCTTCTTCGGTAAACAAATCGATTTGGAGCGGCCTTATAGGCTTGTTCCATCTGAGGATTTCCTTCTGTGATGATTGCCATAGCTCTCTTATTCAAAAATCCATTTGCTAGACTCTTTCCAAGCCCTGGATCTCCCCACAAACATACTCCCACTGGAACATTCCTAAGGGCATTGGACTCAGTTGAAATTTGTGTGAATTCTTTGTGAATTCTAGACAATCCAGGGTTAAAATCAGACAAAATCCGTTGAATGCCAACATTCTTTTGGTATTTAACCTTGAGCACAGCATTCAAGTTGTAAAGCCGATTCACCAAGTCAACATTGTATGGTGTTGGAGGAACATAAGTTGATTCAACAATCGTCATTGCTTCTTTCACGAAGTTGTCAACATCGGTAAAACCACTTACAAATTGTTTGTAGTCGGGAGCAGCCCAACCTGTCAACCTCTTCAGAGCATCCCAAAGAGAAGACACTTTGTTAAGAAGGAGCTCGAAAAAGTCAAGCTCCTCTGTTACTGGAGATGTCCAAACAAGAGTTTTCTTCAAAGCAGCATATATGCTGTCATCTGAGTCTACGTTGTACAAACCCATTACAGGTTTGATGAGTAGGATGCAATCGTGCACCCAGCTAGGAAGGTTTGCTTGAAGTCTGATCTTTGAGAAAAGAACAGACGCTTTTGCCAAAATCTTTGGGCCCCAATGAGCTCCGAGTAAGACCAAGGAGACAACGAACATCCCTTTAAGAAGGGGTGACTTGTCTTGATAATACGCAGAGACTACACAAGCCAAAGGTAAGAAATACTTCATAAAAGCATCCTTTATGCCTTCCATTGTGGGAAACTGAGCCAAAAACTGCTCAATTTGAGAACTAGCAGTGACACCACTATCAGTGATCGACTGCACTGCCTCAGCAATTCCTGCATCGATTATGCCTCCCTCGCTGAATGAATCTCTCACAGCCCGTAATGTTGAATCAACGAGTTCATGGGTCGTGGACACGCGGGTTGCGACTCCTGAAATTCTGCCCTTTACCTTATTAACCATATCAATAAGGCCAGGATAGAACTTGAAAACAGTTTCATCCTCTTCAGTCATTGACTCAAAAGAACCAGGAACTGAAACCGGTGGAGCAGGAATTGAAACTTCACTTCCTACTTCAGCATCCAAAAACAATTCCTCTCCAATAGAAGGGGAACTTGCTGGAGCAATGTATGGGCTAGGAGATTCATATTCCTCAACTTCAGAGGGGGCAAAATCTCCCTCCTCTCCTAGTTTTAACTCAACGTTTGGTGATGATTGATTTATCACCATATCAAACGAGAGAATCCAGTCCTTGTAACGCCTCGCACGTCTGCGCACAACATCCAATTCATTCGCAATCGGAGCTGTGAATTCTGTCATCTTCATCTTCATCTCGCAGATTTGATTGTCTGCATTGAGACGGAAGAAAAGTCGTTCTACATTGTCAACAATGGCTTCAGATAGGTATGCAACTCTATATGATCTGGCATACTCACCTTGGGCTTTGTTAGCAAGTTGAACCCACACGCGTTCTAGTTCAGTTGACACACTCCCACAAAATGGAAGTGAAACTACTGACGCTAGAAGATGATGATGGCAAATTACTTTCTGGAAAATGGACCAAACTCTTTTCACACTTGAAGTTTTGTGAAGAGGCTGGTTGCGATGAGACAAAGCAACACAAGTCTCATATTCACGCAAAGAAATCAAACTTTCCGTGAGTAGAGGCTCTTCATTGAATGTTTCAGCAGCAACAGCTTTCCAATACAAGGTTCTAAGGGTCATCTTCTCCTTCATGCCATTACGAGTGCAACTCCAATTCTTCATTAACAAGTTCAAAAATGAACGAGATTCACGAAGATGGTATGGAGAGCATGACGCAATAGCAAGAGGTTTAAGTGAGTCAAATTCCGAGGAAGAAATGTCAACACGGTTCTCAAAGATGTCAATACAGTTTTGTTGGGTTGTTGTTGAAGCGGGTGGTGTCTTAAGCGCGGTTACACCCGTACACGCGCAGCAGGTGGGTACACTGGGAGTTCAGGGGGGATGCCCCATAAGGATCCCTGTGCGGTAAGCCTAAATAGGCCACCTTCTCATGTGCAAGCGTTCGTAAAAATGGTTACCCGAAGGTTTTAACCACCAAATTTAGATCCATAATTACGCCGTAACCAATACACATGGCCTCTACTCGAGGAAAGTTGAGTTTTAGATAACTCACAAAACACCCTACCCCCATAGAGAGGGAATCAGGTCGCTATAAATCTACATAGCGTAAAAGCGACGAGATCGTCACTAAAGACAAAAGTTGTTTCCGATTTTAATTCATAGATCGGGAACTATGTTTTGTTTAAATTTTGATTAATAGATTTTAAACTATTTGTTGAAAGACTCAATACGTGCATTCGCACGTA